AACCTAGATTCTATTGAAAGCAATTTATCAAAAAAAAGCAATTTGTATCAAACCTATATTGTAAAGGATGCCTTTTGGTGGTTTGCGCGTGACTCGATAGAAACCCTTAAATACAAGCACGAAAAGGATAGTATTTTACAATTATTAAAATAATAGTTCCAGTTTTAAGCCTTTTAACCCCTCAACTTCGAGGGGTTTTTTATTTAATAACGTTTTATTTGCGTATTTCGTCGAATAAATATCTTTTTTACTTTCATATATGAAAGTATTTTATATCTTTACAGAGTAGAAATGAAATACTAACAATTAAATTTAAACATTATGAAAACTTTACAAATTTTAAACAACGAAGTAAACGAATTATTAAACGAAACATCTTTTTTTATTGTAACCATAAAAGAAGATAATTACGAAAATACAAATGATGCTAATCTTTCAGAAAGTAAAACTTTTGAAACTTTGTATGAAGCTTACGATTATTTCAATAATGAAGTTTCAAATATTAAAATTTTTGAAACTGAAAGTGAGTACAAAGAAGTTGAATTAATTCTTAATGATGAAAATGATGTTTTTGAGGTTTTGGAAACTGAAACTTATAAAGCTGAATATAAAACTGAAGATTACGGAAAATACATGTTACATTTTTTACCTAAAAACGATGGTATTTCAGTTTCAAAAGTAGAAATTATTGATACTAAAACGCCTTTTTACACAAATGAAGATAAAAGATTTTCTGTGAAATCTGAAATGTTTGATACTAAAGAAGATGTTATTAATGCTATATACCTCAAGAGCTTATATATTTCAGAAGATGAAGCTGCAGAAATTTTTGATCTTTATTTACAATAAATAAATAAAAAAGCCTCTCAAACGAGAGGCTTACCTTTTGTAGAAAGGAAATTCAATTTTACAATTAAATTCAAAACAAAGATATGTCAAATTTTGATAACGCCGCTAACGTTGGTTTCGACCTTCAAATAAAATATTTTAGAGAACGCATGAAGGAATTGAAGATTCCACAGTATAAACTAGCCGAAATGGTAGGCATAAGCGAGCTTACTTTAATACGCAATTTTAAAAAGGAAACCGAAATGGCGCACACTACCTTTTTGAAAATATGCGGTGCCTTGCAAATTAACCCCTACTTGGTGCCTAAAGAAATTGATAAAACCGAATTTTTAAAAATGTACTTTAATTAATAAAAAACCCCTCAACTTCGAGGGGTTTTTTGTTGCATAACTTTTTTTTAAGCAACGCGTTAAATATTATAAATTTGGGTACATGCAACGAGGCAAGCAAACCCTTTACAATTCCATAGTAGAGCTTTCAGTAAGCAGCCGCAATACCGTACACAAACGCAACACGGGTATTGACGCTCGCCGCGATGCCATGGCACACCGCTACTACTTTCATGCCACCATAAACCGCCTGCGGTATGATGATTGCTTAAGCTCTTTACAACAAGAATTTTATTTACAGCCCGATACCATTGTTAAAGAGCTCCACCAACGCTATAACCTTATCCATAACCTAGTGGCCAACAAGGTAACCACTGCAGAACTGCGTAAACTGTACCCCTATTTTAATTGGGTTTCTAAACTGTTATAGCCTGTTCGTAATAATTGGTACTAAAGGTTATGGTAGTAACCTTGTAGGCATCTGGCCGTTGCTCATCAAATTGGTTGCTGCGCTCCAGCGGATTCATTTCGGCAGTTGCCCAACCTTGCAGCTTATTAAATACTGTTTCAACCAAATCAAAATACGCCAAACTGTTTAAACGGTGTTCTTCTGGTGTACTGGCATCGGTATTGCCGGTAAAGTCAAAGCACAGTTTTATGGTTATTTGTGCATTTACCAATTGTTTGGTTTGGTTTAGGTTTTCGGCGCGTGCCACTTGCAAACCTATAAGCGCTGCTGGAAATACTATGGGCGGTTTTTCAAAGCGCATTTGCCCTTTATCTAAATCTATCCATTTAAGGCTTGGTACTTGGGCCTGTAGTTGGTTTAAAATGGCTTGGTATATGGTTTTCATGGTTTTGAGTTTTTATGCCCTTCGACTGCGCTCAGGGTGACAATTAGTTATTAAAATGTTTAATTAATCGTTCTTTTAAAATAGCGTTTAAAAAGGGCGAATGCCCCATAAACTGGCGCTTTGGCATGGTATAATTAAAGGCCCTGGTATGCGCTTTTATTTTAACCGGTTTACCTTTGCCCATAAAATTACGGTTGGTAAATGGCCGCACTTTTGCTGTGCCTTTTACGGTTAAGCCTTCGTTATGGATTCTGGCATATGGAACCGTAGTACTACCGGCACTAATACGCACACGTTCTTGGCTTACCACGCTTGGTCTTATACTCTTTTCTAAATTGCCAGAAGCATACAGTATTCTGCCTTTTCCACGTCTTTTTCTAGAGTAATAGGGTTCTTTAGGCATTTTCCATTTTACTTTATCCCAATCTTGGTTTTGTGGCAAAAAGCGGTCTTGAAAATACTCCACGGCTGTTTCGGCAATAATTCTGGGTGTATCAATGCTTAGCCTATTTTCAAAGCTTGCAAACCAAGCGTTTATTTGCTGTTCGTATTTCATTTATTGAACATTATAAGCCCTTTTCGGTATTGTAAAACGGCGTCTTCAGACAGCTCGAACCAAGTGTTTAATTTCAACTCCTTATCGGTTAAGGAGACAATGCTTACCATGGTTTTGTTAGTATAATATTTAATATACACCATATTGTTGGCACTGGCAAAGTGCAACCATACTTCGTCTGGCGTTTGCAGGCTTTCTAAAACAGCGGCATTTATAGGGTTTGAAATAGCCAACTTCCTGTTTTTATAGTCGAACACATCGGCCACTTTTAAAGGCGCATTTATAATTGGTAAATTAATACTACTTACGCTTTGCGCTTGGGCGAGTTCTGGTAATCCAAAATCTTTATGGCCTAACTGGTTTAAGGCTGTGTAAGCCATTTTTAAGCTGTTTACATATTGCTGGTTGGCTGTAAATACTTCGGCAATACTGCCACGGTTTACGCCCCAACCTTGAGCTGTTAATTTAGCAAACTCCGGACTAATAATATAGGCATCGGCACGCGCTTGGTCTGCTTTTAACTTGCTTTCGTTAAACTCGCCTTTAAGTCTTGGCCTTACATCACAGCGGCAGTTCCAGCCATTGGGTGGAAATATCTTTTTCCATATTGGGTCGTTCCATGGCAAAATAACACCTTCTAAAGCTGCGTGAGATTTACGGACGTCGTTATCGCCTGCAGTTCTATATTCCCAATAAGGAAACGTGTCCGCTTGCGCTACCAACCTACGGTATTTTGCACTCATTTGACCTGTTGTAAAAGCTGTTTGGTATTCGGTTTCTAACCAGTCTTTATTGGCGACGTTGGTTATTTTAATGGCGCGTTCGTAAAAGTCGTTAAAGCTTTTAGATTGTTGAAAGGCTTTGTTTAGTTGGCTTGCCAAGGCTAAATCTTTCACGCCAGCAAATCGAAATAAATTCATTTCGAAGGCGGTTAGCATGGCAGGATCATCAATGTCGTAGTCCATACCCAAATCTAAGCCTAATTTTACAATCTCGTTTTCCCAACCGTTTTTAAAAGCTTTTAAAAGGCTGTTTAATGTAAATTTAAACAAGTCAACATCAAAAGCCAGCGCGCCATTGTTATCGTAAATACGTTGTATCAGGGCATCGTTGTTAAAGCCATCGGTAAACGCTAAATTATGCGTGTGGACTTTTCCAGTGGTCGCCCCAGTCGTCACCGCTGGGGCGGATTGAAAAAGTTTTGTTAGCAGTTTTTCAAACCATGCCAGTTTCACTTCTTTTGGCTCTTTTTGCTTTGGCTTTTTACCAAAGTCTTTTATACTACTGCCTAAATCGCTGTCCTGGTTTGCCATTTGCTCTCGTTCTCTTTTAATGGTATCATAATTATCTGGTTTTGGTACGCCATAGGTTTCATAAAAGAAATCGTCGTCAATGGGCAATCCTAATTCTTTGGACATTTTAAAGTGCATTTCAAAGCTTTCTTTGGTTGAGAGCTGAGTTTCTTCGCCTTGAATGATGAAGCTACCGCCTTCGGTATTAAACCCGTAGGCTTCTAATATTTTAATAAAACGGCTATTTAATACTTTACGTACAAAATTAATATCGCTGCTGTGTTTGGCATCGTCCTGGTCGCCATGTTCTTTGCTTTGGGCATAACCGCTGGAGTCGCTGCTTTCGGTGGTTTCGGTAGTGCCTAACAGTGATTTAGATATTTCGGCATTCATATCCTTTTTAAAATCGCCATGAATGGTGCTTTGGGTAATCTTGCTTTCAAGGATATTAATTTCTGTGCCTTGTGGCCGAATAATGGTACCGCCTGCACCAATATTCAAACTCTCTTGTAACTGTGCACGTTGTGTTTCATCAAATCCATCCCAAGTGGCGTCTAAAATAGGTCTTCCAAATACTTGCACAAACATGGCATAATCGCCAATGCCGCCACGTTTTAAAATGGCATATTGCGCGGCACTTACCAAAAGTCCTAAATCTTTGGGGTTACCAACTTCCATAATGGTTTTTGTATAAATACCATCGCGTATGTTTATGCCCTCATCGCTCGCCCAATTGTAGGCAACTATTCCTAAATGAGGTCGGTAATTTAAACGTGGCAGCAAGTTAGCTGCTACTTCCCATTTGCCGGAGCTATTTTTCCAAAAGGTAGGCTCTAAGATGGAATAGCCCCAAAATTTGGAGTTAAGAGCTTCTGTAACAATATCATCAAAGCCAATGCTGTCAATTAATTCATTAATGGCATCAATGGGCTTGCCTTGTTTGTTTACAAATTGCCAGTTGGCAGTGGTTACGGCATCGGTTCGCTTGCCCAGCACGGCAATAACGTGGCCATCCAACATAACATCGGCATACAGATCGTAGAGTAAGGTTCTGCGAGGCGTCTTGGCTTCGGCACTGGTAATGGCACTTCGCCAATTGGGTATATCTTGAGTGGTTCGGTTAACCGGACGTACATCAATATTATTGATAATTATGGCAGGTTTAGCATTGGCTGCAGGTGTAACATTGGCCTCTGGTTTTAATATGTCTTTCATTGTTTAAAAGGCTTTAAAAGGGTTTTAATAGTTGGTTTCGCGTTTGGTATCGCTTGAAACCAACCAAGTAGTGTTATGGTTTTCTACGGTTGACGTTGGCCAACCAAAAGGCACTATTTTACTAGATTGTATGCCTTTTAGCCATGCGAGCGCATCTTTGTAACGTGCTTGCCTAAACTCAAGGTCGGCATTGGCATTGGCCAAGGTTATAAAATGCCAGGTGGCCATATCTTTTAAATACATTAAAAGTGTTGGGTCTCGCTGGTCATCGGTTTTGGAAAACAGCGCATTAATATCGTATCGGCTTAGATAGCCTTTGGCCTCTTGCTGGGCTGCGGCAATGGCGCTGTCTATTATGGTGCCGTCTTTACGGCTTATTACGGTAATTTGCTCATCGTATAGATGGCTTTTTAAATCGTGTGCTAACAACATACTAATAATATTTAGAGGTTTGTGAACGGCTGTAAATATCGTGTTTTCTAATCTTTAATCAAACCACAACGA